TGGAATCAGTTACCATCATGGATCTCCGAATATGTTCACTGCGAGTTCTGCTGCATAATCCATATCAAACTCGGTAGGAAAATGTTTAAGACATGCTCGTGCTCTTTTTCTAATTTCAGCTGGCACCTTTGGGGTTGCTTTAGGGTTGCATAGATCAATCAGAAACTTTTCTGTTCTTATGACGGCACGGCAACGTTCGGTCGGTAATGTCATCTTAATACATCTCCGAAATTTCTTTATAGTCATTGTCCTGTTTTTTCTTCCACTCTTTTCTGAACTCTTCGAGTACCCATTCCTTTGTTGAATCATTTATACCTTTATGTCCAAAATGTGTCGAGGTTTTTTTCATGATGCTTTCCATTATTCCCCTCATTTCCCAAAAGGTATCGTAAGTTGGAACACTCGTGTCTCTAATCCATTTATCCATTGCACTCGGATCAGCAACATTAGGTGCTTCTTGATGACATTCGGAGCATAACAGTCTGTAGTTATAAGGTTCATCAGGTCCGGATAATGAATGCGGAATGACATGACACCTTTCGGTGTTCCTAACATAACCACACCTCCAACACCGGCAATAATATTCATCCGCATCACAACCCATACCACATTCATCTAGGTTATGTATTGCCCATTCTACAATCTGTTTCTTTGTGGTTTTGTCTTGTCGTCGATTACTCACGATATCATATCCGAAATTTCTTTGGCATACTTGGGATTGGTTACTGGGACAGCATTACTCTTGTGAAGTTGCCCTATGCCGATGACGTAGTCGCCGGTGTATCTTGGGGACTCTTTGCTATCTCCTCTCGCTGCTGCTGGAGAAGCTGCACGCGACGGATAGTGCTTTGTCTCTGCCGCGCGACTGCTTGCATACGACGGACTTGACTCGAATTCCTCGAAAGCTTTCGAGTATTTGACATAGACTTCTCCTTCGGGTTTTTTAGATTTACGTTTTCTGCCGTGCATGTCGTACTTATAATAACCATGAATCATCATTACAACTTCTCCTCGAGCATATCAGTGTAATGATCCAAAATATCGCTGATATCATTCAACAATGAAATAGAGATCTTACCATTCATGTATGCTTCAACAAGCCCCGAGTGGCATTTCACAACTACATTTATCGTGTCGACGTATTCTTGGGTCAAATTTGATTCTGGATTCATCACACAACCTCTTAATTCAATGAGAGAGTATTATCGCATAACTCGCATAACAAGACAAGTGGCGGTAACATATTGATTTGTAAGGTTAATTACCGTCCCAATTAAGATCTTGCTGTTCTCCTTTGGCTTCAGAAGGAACCCCGATAAACGAACCAGTTGTCCTTCGAACGATATCATCGCTGTTGAACTCAGACCAGTACAATTCAAACGCGACACCATCTCTGATTCCTACGAATTGGTGCCAAACCCCAGCTGGCACCGCCATGTAGTCACCCGCGCTTAGAATGGTGTTATCGACAATATCGCTTCCTTCTTCTGGCCAAACACGGATCATTAACTGCCCAGACTCAACGAAGAATCCATTGCTTTTAGTTTTATGATAATGCTCGGAACATTGGTGATCTGCTTTAAATTCAATGCGATGCATCTCGAAGCAATCATTCATTTCTATCTGCTGAGTCTTGCCCCAGATCTTTCCTTCTTGTTTCATAGATCTCCTTCTTTGACGAAAATGCCGTCAATCATTTTACCTTTACGGTCTTTAATATCATTCCAAGACTGTTCGAGACAATCTAACATAGAGTACTTGTTACGCGCCATGATGTTGATTAGAACCACCATGATATCACCAATGTCATCCTTCATGTCTTTACCTTTACACATGTTGTCTGACAACTCGCCACACTCTTGGATAAGTTTAGCAAACTGGTCTTTGTCGGTACTACCTTCAATCAGATTGCGGTCTCGGTGCCATTGCGAAATTTTAAATTCAAGAACTGCTAACTTGTTAACATCATCCATCATACAATTTCTCCGTTCTTGTCTCGAGACTTGATATACATCATCACGTTTTGTGGCGTAGAAATTTCGTAAGGATCTTCTTCCGAATCGTGGCGTTGGCTCGCCTCAGGAAAGGCCATCTCAATCATACCATCATTAATGACGACAGAGTATCTCCAAGAACGAATACCAAACCCGAGATTGTCTTTGCGACAATCCATCAAGATTGCTTTGGTGAATAACGCACTGCCGTCAGGAATCACCTTGACGTTTTTAAGCTTTTGTTCTTTCGCCCACGCATTCATAACAAACGCGTCATTAACTGAGATACAGTAGATTTCGTCGATACCGCGTTCTTTGAATTTAGGGTACATTTTTTCATAGTCGGGTAATTGTTTACTAGAGCACGTTGGAGTAAACGCTCCTGGAACACCAAACAGGATTACTCTCTTGCCGAGGAAATAATCTGCTGTGGTTTTATCTTCCCATCGGTAAGGGTTGTCGCCTTCAATGGAATCATCGCGTACGCGAGTCTTGAATGTAATCTGCGGCAATACTTGCTCTTTTCTCATAAACGCTTCGCCTTGTAAAAATTAATAAACTCATCCCATCTAAACATACCACCACGAATGTGACAGAAAAATAGGCCATCATAGGGTGCAGCAGTAGTGTCTTTCTCTGCAAATAAACTAGTTTGTCTCATCAGGATATCCTTCATACCATTTAACTAAAGTGTCAACACGGAACGATCTCCATGCAGCTTTATCTAGTGACCATACAACTAGGTGGTCACTGATCTCTTTCTGTTCTAAAATCTCAGGAACATTATGATTTGACAACACAACGTCTAACGTACAGGGCATTACTCTTAATTCCCCATCACCGACCTTGGTAAATTCAACAGTAACCACTCCACCCTTGGCCGCTGGAATGAATCCAGCAATCTCAGTGTATTCCTTACGCGTTTCCATTTTTATTATTCCTCTTCTCAAAATAAATTCTCATGTAATACTTACGGCCAACAGCCAGTATAAAGAGTATTGATGTCATGAACACAGTCATAGTCAGTGCCTGCATTTCCATTTCCAAACAAAAAGCGATCAAGATGAAGTTCACTGGGAAATTAATGAATGTCCCAAGAACAGTATCACTGAATGATTCCTTTAATGCTGGAACATTAATCATAAATATCATCTCCGTCTAGATCTATTGTAAAGGTGAACGTGTCAGGATTATATGAATTGGTATTCAAGATAAACTCTAAGAAATCTTCCCTCATGATTTCTTCTTGAATTAATTCGTGCTCCTCGTTCGCGTATTTACGAACCCGTTCGCGTTCTTTTCTGTATGCCACAAAATCTATTACATTATCCACAGAGAGGAGCTCCTTTAGCTCGATGAGCTCTGTCCCACTCGTCAGGAGAAGGATCAGTTTTAAGCGCCAGCGCAAGATCCGGAGAACCGATTTCGTGTTTAGTAGGATCTGCCTTAATGGCGTATTCATCATCATGAATGTATAACTGAATCAACGCGTAGTGTAAAACTTTCATCAAGTCTTTGCGATAATCTTTGTGTGATCCCTTACGACCATACCGCTTTGCATATTTAATAACATTACCCAAACAAAAACCCGTACCAAGACCACTGTCAATAATTACATCAGTGGCTTGATATTTGTCTGTTGCGTAATGCTGATCGTAGGTAGAGTCGACATACGCCTGTAACTCTTCGATCAATTCTCGTTCACGAAATTTATAGTTCATTTGCTTCAACCTGCTTTTCTTTTGGCTTGTTGTTTCGCGTCGACAGACGCGAGGAATTGTGTATAATGTTCTTCTGCTTTCTGGTACCAGAGGGAAGTAACCAAACTTTCACTGTGTTTCTTCAACATATTCGCAATAACAGCAACATGTTCTGGTGTGTGCGAACGTTCAACAAAGGTCTTATACCTATGGCAAGAAGCACAGAAGGTTTGTAGATTAGATGGATGATTGTTGTAATGGTCTTCGTCGACATGATCAACATCAAACATACCCAAGAGTTGCGAAGGAGTTAATCCTGGTGGCTTGCTAGTGGTACAAGTAAACCCGAGTCGACCATCTACATTCTCGCAATAATCTTTGGTGTAGAAACGGTGTAGTCGAAAACCACCTGTTTGAGAATCTGAGCCAAGGGCATAGAGCTTGTTTGCGCTGATTCGAGAGGTTTTCAAACAACCACGACAGGCAAGTTTACCTTCATTGCCACAACCATTATTCTGCTCAATACGTCGAAAATATGGTACACCACCTGCGCCAAAGGTGCTATTGAAAGCAGCGCCATGTTCTAGGCCGCAGACCTCACAGTCAGGGCGGATGAATACAGTGTTTTCTGAAACTGAGCCTTTTTTGCCGTTAATTTTAGTTTTTCTAACACCCATATCAATCTCCTTGATTTGAAGTAACATAATACTAAAATTTCTACAAATTGTCAATTGGTGAGTAACTTGTTGATTCTAGAGGATTTCCGCGATCGATTCTAGGATCGCTTTCTGTTGATCGAGGTTATTGTTACTGTGGTATTCGATACAAGACATGAGATCGAAGTTGGTTCCGAGGTTCTGGTATTTGGTCTCACGACTCTTGATGAATTGAGTGCTTTGAGTCGAACCCCGATCTTCATATCTAATTTGCAAAGTGGTCTTGTCTGTCTGTAACATAAACACTCTCAAATCACCGGCATTGGAACAAGCTTCCAGGAAGGTCTGAGTGAACAGCCGATCCCCCTCGAAAAGAATGTTCGAAGTATTTGTCTTCAGAAACTCGATGGCCTTTGGTTGTACCGCCATGCTAAGACGATCGGTTCCTTGGGCATAACCTTCACCATCATACCACGGTTGGTACTTACCAAGAACGTAAAGGTCAAGAGCCTCGCTATAGATGGAATCTAGTAGTGCAGCAGGTTTAACCGCAACCCAGTCTTCTATTCGATCAATTATTTTTTGGACAATGGTGGTCTTGCCCGTTCCTGGAACCCCACCAACAGCAATTATCTTCATCCAAAGAACTCCTCAAGTGATGATGTTTCGTCTTGTGGGTGGTATTTGGCCAACATCTCCTCGCCACCAGTTTTACGTAAATATTCAAACCATTCAGGTTTAGACCACATAGAAGGTGAAACGCCGTTCCATAATGGTCGATACATCGGGTGTGTCGCATTCTTACTTCGTTCTGACACAAACTGTCTGCGAATTGACTCATATTCCCAACTACCTAATTCTAGCATTTTCTCTCGGAAATAGCAAACAAGAGAGATACGCTCCATGTCTTCGAGTGCCTTACCCTTGGGAGGAACCAGTTCTGTGTTGCCGTGAATGCCGTCATGGTTATTAATCAGCAACAGATCTCCAGGTCGAATATTGACCGCGACTCTATACTCGGGCAGAACTAGGTATCCTCCCTCCCACTCTTTGTCTTTCGCAATCACGGATAGGTTAGAGAATCCCGCGTGAAGATCACCGGCATCACGGTGAGCAGATGTGCGAAAGTTTTTGTTCACCGTTACAGTGGTGAACGGAGTATCCTCGCCAGCGACTCTAAATCTGGGGTCGAGTCGCGCAGCAGCTTCATTCTGGACATTGAATCGTTCTGGCAAGAGTCGCTGAAACTCGCTAGAGAGTTTGCGCATGAACGGATAACACTTCTCATAAACATCACGATGGTGTTCAGTGTAAGCTGTTGCTCGACCCCATGGGATGCGAGGATACCGATCAAAGAACCCAGCAATACCAGACAATACTTGGTTAGCATAGGTTGTATTTGATACATAGTTTTCAAACAGATCTTTGGCTGCAGCCTGACGTGAAGCAAAAGGTAATGCTTGGATTTCTTCGATCTTAATGTCAAAGAATTTCTCGTAATCATAACCTTCAGCGTCAATCTTGCTTTTAATCCAAACAATTCCTCGAGCTTCTTGAGGATCTTTAATCTGTTTGTGCTTCTTTCGAATTCTTTCTACCGGATCTTCGTCCTGATCATCAACCAAACTAACAGTCTGACCTTTAATGAAGTGATCCATAATCTCTATCTGTTCTTCGGTGCACCAGTTTCGCCCACCTTGTCGTTCACCCTTTGGGCCAGCGGCCATGCCACGGTTCTGGGTGGGTTGTGCTGCTTCTACTAGACCGTCGTATGCGCCAGCTTGTTCTTCTGCGGTGAATCTATTCTTACGAAACATGAAAATACATTCTTTCTCAGAAGGCTCTGTGCGACCAATTTCTTGAATGGGCGCATAGAAATCCATATCTTCTTCTACTAGGATATCGTAATCAGAATCTTCCATGTACTTACCGAGCTTGTCTTCGCAATCGTATTTTCTGTTAGCTATAATTACTTCCATACCATAAATTCCTCTAGAGATCCTGAATTTTCTCGCTTTCTTTTTTCATTTTCTTTTCTGCGACGCAACCTTTCTCTATACCCTGCGGTTTTATATCCGAGCCTTTTAGATCTTTCTTGTGTGTCTTGGTTATGACAGGAGACGCAAAAATCTCTTAATTCGGTTTTTGAATTTGGTTTTAAATAATACTCGCTACCAACTTTTACCTCGCCACAACATTTACATCGTTTCATAACAACTTTGTTTTTGCCATAAACCGTTATTAAAGAAAGTTCAGGCAACAACTTTCGATATTGTACACCTTCAGTGAATACGTTTTGTTTCATCACATAAATCCTTCTAAGCCATGTCCTGATGAGCTTTCTTCGAAGTCACCAGTATCTAAGTAGAGTTCCATTTTATACTTTTCTATCTTATTATTCAACCATTTGTTTTCGAGCGTTTCTTTTCGAGCGTCCCACATGGGAGTCCAATCAATTCCCCACCAATCATCCTGCTCAACCTTCATGATTTCTTCTGCTTGCCTATCTATGTAGTAGCCAAGGTATCGACCACGGCTCTTACGGAACAGCTTCTTAAATGAGCAGAGAGCAGTCTCCATAGCGAAGAAATCGGCCTTGTCGGCAACGTGCGGATACTGCCGCCTTGTTTCTTCGAGCAATTCCTTAGCCTCTTCTTCTAACTGAGCAAGCAAGATTTATCTAATTTGAGATCAACCCAATGATCTTTGCCTACAGCATAACACATACCGTTACGATGAGAACGAGACCCGCTTTGGTCGTGGAACCAAAGCCCATCGACTTCAATAGGGACATCACAACATTGCTTCAGCGTTTGCATATAAAACCAAGAGGTGTATCGACCAAATTTATGCCAGCTGTTAACCTCGTCCCAGAGCGTGTAAAAGTTACCAACCTTGTCATCAGTATACCCAGCAGTAAGGGCTTCACGCTGAGATCGATCGCCAACCCAGTTCTTATATGACATAAATTGATCAGCCAAGTGTCCTTTGTTCCACTTAGTGTCTGTTTGGTATCTCAATCGTTTGTAATTCTCGTTATTCCACTCTTTCAATCGCTCAACGCCAACCAGATGCATATCAGGAAACTCGTTCCAAATTACGTAAGAAGTAGGCCAGTAGTAGGTGTTGCCATACAACCAAGCCAACCAGAGCCGTTGCTCCTTGTTGTACTCAAATCTGTCGAAGAAATAATTGGTCATAAACAAGGCAGAATCGCAGTCTTCGATTTCAAGGCTACGGCCGAACCATCTAACAAATGTTTCTTGTCTAGTCATATTATAAAAAGAATTCCAATGTGGAGGTTGATTGTTCTTCTAACGAATCTCTCAGCCAGTAATCACCAACAGCTTCGATTGCTTGCTGAACTACTGCCGTTTTCTTTACTCCGAATCCGTGGGAGTCGGGGCTTTCCTTTCGTAGAAGTTGTAATACTTTTGGGTCTTTTGGTAACGCGAGCGTAGGGTCTTTTAGTGCCAGCTCTCTGAACGTAGTTTGTTCGTGTATGTTGGGGAACAATGGTTGGTCGGAACGGAGTGAGCCAGAAGGATCAATTGCCCAGAACACCAAACCATTACGTTTGTGCCATGTTATACTAGAAGGAGTACAAGAAATCTTCAACCGTTCCATGCCGGACTCGCAAGCTGTTGTCATAACACGCTCCCAGATCTCGGAAGCGTAGCCCATACCTTCGTTTCCTTCTAATGTAACAATTTCATAGAGATTAACATATCTCGATCTTTTGCTGAAGGTAGCGAAGACAAAGGCAACAGGTTCCTCTCCGACAAAGAGTCCAAAGGGTGGTTGCTTTTCATAGTTTTTAAATCGGAACCAGAGATTATGAGATGATTTTAAAAATCTCGTATTCTTTCCTTCTGGCTGTGACTCAATAACTTCTTCTAGTAATTCTTTACTGCAAGTCGTCAAATACATAATTAATATCAAATGGTATAGTGCAATCATACACTTTCAAGTGGAAGTTTTCAACTACATAGTTATGTAGCTGTTTAGTTTTGATTGGGTTTTTCAATCCAGAGCGTAAAGCAATGTCTTTCGTCGAGGTAAAGATAATTCCTCGAGGATGCTTGCTGTACCATAATGGTCTTTCATGATTACGAAAAGCGGTCATCTTTCTGTTTTCGTCTAGAGAAACAACTGCCATACTAGACTCAGGGAAGTCGATGAACGGGTGCGAATCCTCCTCGAGACTTCGGAGAACAAGCTCAGAGTCGTTTCCTGTTTCGCATTGATACATCCATTGGAACTGAGGCTCTTGCGTTATAACGCCGTTATGCACAATGGAGAGGTGATCATTGGCAAGTGGTTGAGGGTAATCTAAATCAGAAGTTGAGTATCGAGTATGTCCGATCATGTAAATTCCACCATCCGGTGTTACCGTGTCAAACAAATCCCACTTAGTGAAGAACTCTCCGACGCTGGTGTTTTCCTTACGTGTTTGAATCAGACCGTCATCATCAATCCAAGAAGCGCCAACTGAATGTTTCCCTCTTACTTGAGACTCATAAAATAGAGTCTCAATCAACGCAAGGTCTTGCTCTTCAACATTTTGAAGATATATTCCGAGAACTCCGCACATCTTAGTATCCTTTCTTAGTGCCAGCGGTAAAATTTGTGTTCGCCAATTCGCCCAACTCGAACCATTCCGCGATCGTTTATCCAATTCGGACTAACATATGTCGCGTGATAGTGAGTAGATCCTTCTGTTATACCTCGAAATCCATAGGAATTCAATGTCATCTCAGCAATGATTTGAGCGTCTTCCCAAGCCTCTTCTTCCATAGGTTCGTCACTCAACCCATCACAGAACCATGAGAAATGACACATGCCGCGAACAGGCACTTCGTTACCTTTCCAGTTGGTTCTCATTACAGATTTATTTACCAACTCGCAGATGGTGTTATGAAATAAATTACTGTCGAATCTGTTTAGAACCACATCAGCAACAGCAATCCTCCCAGCGAAAGAATCGCTACGAGACTCGTGGTATATGTTAAGAGCAAGACATTCCAGATCCTTTGCAACTGGCTGGGCTGCAAGTTCAGGTTCGATGACCTCAATTGTTTCTGCTGATTCTTCTTCTTGATGTGTTTCAAATGCCTGTTCAATTGGCGTTGTTTCTTCAATTGATTTACTGTTCTCATCTTCTTCCTGTGCGTAATAAACCGTACCAGCAAACGCATAGAGTAATACTAGAATGGGTAATATCTCTTTCTTATTGATCTTCATTATCATTATATTGGGTCTTCCGCGCGATATCTGAGGCTCTTATTCGTTTTCCATGGATAGTAGTAAATATAACATCAGGTTCTTCGTCGTCTTCGATGACTTCAATATGTATTGCATTAAATACATCACTGAAGAATAACCAAGTTTGAGCACGACCAGCAAAGGTTCCTTCTCGTTTACCCCAAAGGTACGCACCTATCATGCAACCCAGGGTCAATAACGTTTGATCTATTACATCCATTTACTACTCCTGAAATTAGAATCTGATTGTTTGAAGTCTCTCTCCGGAAACCCTCCTTCCTGCGTCACTGCGGTCAAATACTGGTGGTGTATCATCCATAATATTTTCCTGCTCAGTTTCATCAACATCAAATAATTTCATTTTGGACCGATCTACCCCAATACAAAACCGTTTGTTTTGGCTCGGGTCATTATAACGATTTTTTAATTGTTTGACCATTATTTGTCCATTCGCGTCTAATTCTTCATTAGAAATCAGCGCGAACATCAGGTCAGCGGTGGCAGGTAAGCCAAATGATTCTGAGGTATCCTCAAGACCAACATCAGAATTACCATAACCAGACCGCGTTGTCTGTGTCGCAGACATAATGGGTACATTAAACTCTACCGCCAAACCACGAATTTCTTCAGCGATTGATTTAATATATGAGTATGAATTGATCGAACCACCCATACCCTTCATTCTAGATGAGGCACATATATTTAGGTAATCAATGAACACAATCTCGGGTGCAAATCGTTTTTTAAGTTTTAATTCGTTCAAGAGTGCTCTGAAGTGTCCAGTGTGTGCAGCACCCGTCGGATATTCCTTAATGATCAATTTGCCATTTGTTTTCTTTGAGATTTTCGCGACACGGTCGGTAAACATATCCTTAGACATTTTATCGAGTTGGTCGATCGGGACGTTCAACAGATTAGCGTCAATACGTTCCGCTATACGTTCTTCAGCCATTTCCATGGTGATGTATAAGACGTTATGACCAAGAGAAAGGCAACTGGCAGCGTGATGACACATAAAAAGACTTTTGCCCACGCCTGTACCGGCCAGTGCGATGTTCAGAGTCTTATTGGGAAGTCCCCCTTTAGTTATTCGATTCAGATAATCGAGATCGAATGGTATACGTTCCTCTTGCTCATGGTAAAAGTCAAATCGCTCTTGGACATTTTCTAAATAGTCGTGCCCCACATTAGTGTCAAAACATACTGCCAGCGCCTTTTGTAACACATCAGGCAGCGAATTTTTGGTAAGCTGTTGATGTTTGCCATCAATGATCTGGATAGACTCCATGATGGCGTTATACACGGCTCGATCTTGGCACCACTTCTCAGTTGTATCAAGCAACCACTGTTCATCTTCCTCTTTAAAGGTAAAGACATCATGTAGTATATCAAGTGCATGTGTATACATTTCCTCAGTCAGCGAAGCGTCGTCGAGTTCAATCTTGAACGCTTCTTGAGAGGGGAGTTTATTATATTTAGTGACATAGTTCACTACTTCACTAAACATAGTTCGGTAGATTCCCTCGAAGTAGTCTTTCTTAACGAACGGGAGAACCTTACGCATGAAAGGCTCGTTCGTTAAGAGATTACGTAAGATTGTTTTTTCTAATTCAATATTCATTGAGTTTGCTCTTTCGATACCACCGTTCCTTCTTCAACGCCTTCTTCTAAGACGGCTTCGAGAATATCTGCCGCAGTCAGTTGTAGACTAGTATCATCTACGGTCAGCTCAGAGTCTGGAGAAGATATAATCGAAAAGTTAAAATTCAAACAATCGTTTTCGCCATCGATAGAGATATTACCGAACCTGATTACAGATTCGACATAATCACCGGAAAGAATTCGAATGTCCCAACCCTGCTGGTTGTCAATATCAACAGGGATTAATTCGTAATCAGCGCCTTCGCGTAGCATCTTATCCATTAAACTTCATCCAATTCTAATGAAACGGAAGCCTTGTGGCCAATTTGGTACAGTTGATTAACCATCTCATTGAACTCTGTGCTCTCGAGAATACTTTGCCAGAAAGAACCATCGAGTTCACTGGCTCGATATTTCTTATCTTCACCAACCTTTTGATACCAACCATTTGATGGTTTGACTACATAACCCCCAGCCAGTGCAACATCAAGGAGACCGCTATATTGATCAATACCACCATCCCAAGAAACGCTAATAGGAATCTTACTCTTTTCTTTAACATAACGTGATTTATCCACATTTACAATAAAATCATATCCAGTAACTTCAGTACCGGTCTTATTCTGCCGCCGACCGATGATCCAGATGGAGTCTGCCGAGTAATAAATTCC